ACGCCAGGACGGCCGCCCCGGCCGCGGCCGCGGGGAGGGCCATCTTGCTTAGGCTTTTCTGCATCTTGCCCGCGCGTGAGGACGCCCCCTCTAGGTCCCCGGCCGCCTTTTTGGTGTCGGAGATGACACGAACCAACAGGGTGGCAACCGTGTTAGCCACGTTTCCCCTTCCGTTTCAACTCCCTGCGGACGTCGTCCAGAATCTCCACCACGGTGGCCAGGACGTCGGAATCCTCGTCCCACCAATCCGCGGGCGCCGTGTTGGTGGCCACGGCTATTTCACAGATAAGGCGTGTCCTCGTCCCCCTCGGGAAAAGGCTTCCCCTGTTCGTCATCCGCCTCGTCCTCCGCGGACGCCACGGACCGGACGTTGTCGGCCCACGTCTCCCATGTCTCCTCGGTGAGGGAGAGCCGTTTGGCGGCCGCCCATGACAGGAACGTCAGCCAGTGAACGGGGGACTCATCGAACTTGGGCCACCGGTGGCGGACGCGTGTCTTCTCCCACAGCAACATGTCGGGGTTCTCCGTCTGGATCACCAACGGGTCCGCCATGTTCCGGTGGATCACGGTCACCAACGGGGTGGACAGTTTCACGTCTCCCATTTACACGCCTCTCACATCGGCCATGGCGTCCGAGATGGTCCGCCCGTATTGCTGTTCAATCGTGGGGACGGCCCGATCCAATGCCGTGGCCAGGAACGGGTTAGCCCGGATATTGTGGCCGGCCCAACCGTTATGGATGACGGGCGCATAGACGAGGGACGAGGCCACGTCCACGCCCTCCGCCGTGGCTGTGGCGCGGATGGACCGGGCCAGGGCGCCGGTACGCACGGGCGGCCGGGACCGGGTGACTATCTCCCGGCCAGCGTCGGCCTCCGTGGACGACATGTCCCCGATCCTGTCGGCCGCCTTGGACATGGTCCGGGCCAACGTGTCCGCGCCTTTCACCTCCACGCTCACGCGGCCACGTCCTCCGCGGCCTCTGCCACGACTACTCCGCCGTAGGTGTAGACGGGCGTCCCGACGATGGAGAACTCGAAATCGGAGGTCATGTCCTCGCCCATGGTGTCTCCACCGAAGTCGAGCGGGTCAATGACCAACTGTCCGGCCGCCTCGGTACCCGCGGCCGTGTTGGGCGTGAACGAGAAGTCCAACACTGTCCCCGCGGCCGTCTGTGACAGGGCAAAGAATCCGTCCGCGGCCGTGATGTCAATGTCCATGTTCCCGGCCAGGGTGAACGTGTATTTCACGGCGCCGGGGCGGACCGTGCCACACAACTTTGTTGTGGAGTCCCCTTCGTCTTTCTCCGCGGAAATCACGGCATTGTTGACGAGGCAGGACACGTCCAGCGGCGTGGCCGTAACCCCGATGGTGAGTAGGCCGTCCCCCAGTGGGACCGGTTGTCCAACAGGCATGGTTACCCCTTTCAGATTTGTGCGCGCGGGATCACGCGGAACCGCAACCCGGGCATGGTTTGGCCATCGTCAAACGAGATGGACACGGGTTCGGCCGTCTCCACCGTGCCTACGGTGAACAGGGCGTGAGCCACCGTGTCCACCAACCCGTCCCCTTGCTCCACCGTGTCCGGCATGTAGCCCGCGGGGAGGACCACGAACACGTCATAGGCTGGCAACGGTGGCGCGGACAACACGCCCCGGTAGGTGGTTTGCACCCACCGAGGCCACGCGGCGCCGGAGGTGGCCGAGTCCGGCGCCGACGCGCCCGCTGTGAGCCCGGGAACCGTTGCCAGGGCCGCGACGAGGGCGGCCCGGGCAGAGACGGCCGCGGGACCATTCGCGGCCGTCACAGTGCCCAACTTGCTCACGCGAGAACCTGCTTCCGAAATGGCTTCTCGTGTTCCTCGATGAGGGCGTCGAACGTGGGCAGACGTTGCGGCCCATACTCCGCGGCGTCCACGCCCACCATTCCCAGAGGCAGGTTCCGTGCGGCTATCTCGCGTTGGACCCGGCGTAGGAACGCCTGCCCCAACGCGTCCGGATACGGGTCCGGGATAGTGCAACGCGCGGTTTGGTCATCGTCCGCGGCGTTCATCATCCGTTGAAGGTCCGCGTCGGACAGGGACGTTGCGGGGACCCGGACGTACGCCCGGGTCTCCTCCAACGTGGGATGGGTCATGGCTACGGGGTCACATCGAGGGTGAATTTCTGGAACGTGGTGGGCGCCAGGTTCAGCAGGGCGCCATAGCCGGCGTAGCCGACCAACTGTCCGAGCACATCGGGTTCACCGATCTGCATCAGACCATCTACGTCCTCATACCATTCCACCAGCCGGCTGTTGCCCATGATCATCGTCCCGGCCGCAAAGTGGCCATCCACCACGAGCCGCAGTCCGAGCGGGTTACCACCCTGACTTGTCAGGGACAGCGACGGATAGGCCGGTTGGCCCGTGGCCGCAATGGTCATGCCTCCGAGCGCCGACCACACATCCGGCGCCACCCACAACGAATCCGGGGCGGGTGCCCCGGCCGTGAGAGCGTTGGCGGCCGCAGTGAACAGCGCTTTGTTGATATCGCCCGGGGTCGAAACCCCTACGGCGCCACCCGGCGCAATGGGTACGGCCGCGTTGGTGCAACTGGCAACGAACGTGTCGCTTGCGTCGTCGCACGTGGTCTGTGCATAGATGCTGGCGAAGTCATCGAACACGATTTGCAGGATCCCGGGACTCGTCCATTTGATGTCCTGCCGGGAAATGTTCAGGTGGCCCGCGTACGTCTTGGCCGTGACCGGCATCTTGTCGATCAACAGTTTCTGTGAATCGGTCAGAGTCTTCTCTGCCGCTTGAACGCTCACCTTGACGTGTTGGGTGATGCGTGGTCGGTCGAATGACCCGGCCGGAAGGGGTTTCTTGACCACGCTGTTGACGAACGGCCGGGAGTCGTCAATGAGGTTGAGGACCGGTCCGAGAACGGGACGCGGAACAATGCCGGGGTTATCGGCTACCAGTTGGTGGGCCGTGGCGCGTTCCAACTTCTCCCGCGCGGCCGGGTCCCGGAGGACCGTTGCCCGGTGCACGGTGATGGCATAGTCCCCGATGGTGGGAAACTCCCGGGTCAGATCGTAGGTGTCCTCCACGACTGCGGTCCCGGTCTGCCGGGGCGTGGTCCGCACGGTCCCCCGGATGTCGGCCACGTGGGTGGAGGTCCGCTCAATCTCCGTGTAGTGGTCAATGGCCGTCCGGAGCGTGTTGAGGCGTTCCGTGTCCCGGTCTACTTGGGACTGTTCGTCGTCGGTGACATCCCGGCCGGCATCGGCCGCCCGGTCCACGAGGACGTTGATTCCATCGGTGATTTCTGCGAACTGCTCATTCAAACGATCCAGATAGGCACCCATGGCCGTATCCATTTCGTGAGTGGATTCGGCCGGGTGGCGGCTTGCGATTACAGGACCCCGGGTGGCGGCTTATTTCGGCCGGGTGGCGGGTGACTCTGTCGCGCCGGGTGGCGGCTCACACGTTCATTTCTGACCGTAACCCCGGGCGCGCAATGCGTCCAGACGTGGAGTTGGCGACACGCCCACGTCCACATGGTCCCGGGCCACCATCACCCCGGCGCCGGCGTACTGTGGCGCGGCCGTGGCGGCCACGTGGGACAGCCCGCACAACTCCCGGTAGACCACGGGTCCGTCCGGCCGGGTCACGGTCCGGGACCGGTAGACGTGGGCGGAGACGGACCACCCGGTCAACTCCCCGGACCGGGCGGCCTCCGCGGCCGGGTGGGACCGGTCGAGGCGGAACGTGGGGAACAGCCCGGAGCGGGTCTCCTCGATGCCGACGCAACGGCCGAGGAACCGGTCCCCGTCGTCCCCCTTGTGGCCGAGGAACAGGTTCACCCATCGGCCGCCTTTGGCCGCGTCACGGCTGAATGCGCCGTAGGTGAACACTTCCCGGTAGAACTCCCTGCCGTCGTCGGAGACGCGCGTCTCCCGGCCGTAGGGGACCGCTAGGCCGTAGACGGACCACCCGTCCCCGATGGGTTCCAACGCGGGCGCGGCCCGGTTGACGATAAGTTCAGACATGACTAGATCGCCTCCGATGGCGTGAGTTCGGGGACGCCCGCGGGCGTCGTGTTCTCCAACGCGACCGTGTCCATGGGCGGCCGGCCGAGGACCGCACGGGCCTCGTCGGTGGACAGGATCTTTGCGGCCGTGTAACCGGTGAGCAGGGACGCGACGGTGGATTGGTCGGCCCTCATCCGTCCCAGCCAGTCGAATTTCACT